CCTTTGGAGACTAAAGAACATATTGTTAATGCTGCTGAAATATTTACTGAGTTAGCTAAAGATTATAGACAGTTAATGAGAAGTAATAATTCAATAGCAAATAAATTAACTTTAGCTCAGACTCAAATCATGTATGCAAACAGCGATCTTAAATCGAAAGCTAATGCAGATAGGGATGATGTAATTAATAATTCTTACTACAAAAAGGCAACGTAGGTTGCAACGTAACACTATGATAGATATAAACGATAATAATAATATGTGCAAAACAGCTCTTAAATACAAACAGCGTAGGTATGAGCCAAAACAGCTATCATTATTTTTTAATGAAGATATGGATTCGCATAATATATGTTTTAGCAAATCACCTAAATTATCTAATTCGTTACATAGATTTGAGCAATCTAACAGAACTGCTAGAACTAGCAAATTTGACTGCTTAGAAAATGATAACTTATTGACTACAAATCTGCAACGTAACCCTATGATACTTATAAATGGTAAAAAAGGGTTAGCAAAAAAAGTAGCAGGGGATAAACAGCGTTTTTATAGGACAAATCAGCTAAAAAGTAAGCAAATAGATAATAGTACTTCGCATAATATATATTTTACCAATTTATTCAAATCATCTGATACATTACAAAAACCTGAAGAAACTAAAAGAACTGTTAGATTTAACAAATTAGGTTCTTTAAAAATTTTAACTGTTCAGTTAAATAAAATCAAATCTTATTACAAAGATATAAGTGGTACTTATATTGAGTTGTATGGGGTTGATAAACCTATAGCCTTACGTGAATCTCTTGCTGAAATTAAAAACATTATAAATAGGAGCAAAAAATGGTAGGTAAATTAACTTGGTTTAGAGCAACAGCATCAATAACATGTGCATTATTTGATAGAGCTAAATTTTTTGATAAGCATGGTTGTTTAAAGAAAGCTATTGCAGAAAAGAATGGAACTTTACAAGATACATGGAATCAAACTAACAGACAGGCTACAGGAGACTTATTAGAACCTGTATTAATACAAGAAGCAGCAAGACGTTTAGGTATCACTGAACTTGAAGCTGAAGTAGATTACAAAATAGACCACCCAGAATTACCACTTCAAGCATCGTTAGATGGAAGGTGTAAAGCAGTTAATTTGAAAGTGAGCCATGATACTAATAATGGTATTTATTTAGTAGACCACCAAGAACTAATATTAAATGGAGACATACCTATTGAATGTAAATGCAGCTCAGACTTTCCTTCAGTGGGTGAACCACCAAAATACTTAGGCGTTGACCAATTACATACAAGCATGGAAATACTTGATGCAGAATATGGAATATTGGTCGTGCTATATCAGTCAACTGACTTACGTATATACGTTTATAAGCGTGTTGAAGCGTTTAAAAGCGAGCTGGCAAGGGTAGTATTAGATTTTGATAGAAGGGTTAATGAGGAGGATTACTATCCGCCAGAAACGCCTGAACACGCAGCTACTATATTTAGTGATGGTAACGATGAAAACGTCAAGATATTAAGTGCTGATACAGTTGATTTAATAGATACGATTGAAGCTCTTAAAGAAACTATAAAAATAGCTAAAGAAAAACAAGATGAACTAATGACTGATCTTATGATGGCTATGGGAAATCATAGCAAGGCTAGGGTTGCTGAATACAATCTTGAATGGAAAACATTGCCAGCAAAAAAAGAACAGGTTAAAGAAGTCAAATACAAAGCAGCACCAGAACGTAGAGCTGGTTACGTAAAAATTAAGAGGGTAGCAAATGACTAATAAATTAATAAATAAAATTGCAAGTTATGAAGAACAAATTGAATGGACAAAAAAAATGTTAAAAGAATTGGAAGATAAATTATTTTGTGCAAAGGTAGAGTTGGTTGGAAAACAAGAAGAAGGGCAAATAGCTAAGTAGAGAGTTCGAGTATATGGAGAGTTTAGCAAATGCCCTTCATTTTTGATTATAGTTTATAAATATCAAACTTGTAATTGTAATAGTTGTAAAAATGTTTAAAATAAAAAATGGAGAGTATATAAAAATATGGATAAAAATATAAAAGAAAAAAAGGCATTATGGCTCTCGCCAGATATGCACACTGCACTTAAAGAATTTGCAGATAAAAACTACATGAAACTTGAAGGAGCTGGTGAGTTCTTAATTAAGTTAGGTATTTGTTCACATAAAGCAGAGCAAAAAAATGACTGAGTTTTTTACAAGTGTAGAAGAACAAAGACAACGATTAGCTAAAGAAAAGGCTGATAACAACGTAGCTATTTACTATTACCAAAAAGGTTGCGGTAAGCATTACAGATACCTCAAATACGAAAGTGGTCGTGAGGTACTAATTAATCTTAGAGATGACGAATAGTTTAATGAGTTTTTTTGGTTATATGTTTGATGTGCTTGCAGCTTCAGTATTCTTATTAGGTTTCACCTTATATCTATTATTTAGAGATCAATGACTATAAACAGTAGAACAAAAGGTGCAGCGTTTGAAAGATTAATTGTTAATAAAATTAATGAATGTTTTGAAGAAGAAGGTATAGAAGATAGAGTTTCAAGAAATTTTGACCAAACGTGGAAGGCTGGATTAGCCGATATTTATTTTAGAAACTTTTGTATAGAGTGCAAACGATATGGCAACAGCAATACCAATATGTATAGGCAAGCATGGTGGGATCAGGTTGTTAAAAGTGCTGGCGATGATTTTATTCCATTGCTTATATATAAATTTAATAGAAAACCTATATATGCAGTCATACCAGCTTGGTTAGTTAGTGCAGCTTCTAGGTCAAATCAAATTACCTATATGTGTCCATTAGAAGAACTATGCGACAAATTGCTACCAAGAATAAAAAATGATTGACGAAGAATTTGAAAAATTTTGCAGACGTAAATACGAAACGATATGCCAAGCGTGTGAAATTTTAGGAATTGTTAATGACGAAACATTTGAGAGTTACAAGATACGTAATTACGAGCATCTTGAGAACTTATATATAAACAGTATAGATAAAACTATACATTAATGGAGAAAGAGAGAATGAGTACGATATTTGATAACGATGTAAGTGAAACTGGTACAAGTTTCATTATGCACAAAAACGCTGATAAGAATTGGTATGCAGGAGGTGAGGTAGTTAGTTTGGATAAGATAATGATATGTCCAGACACTATTAAAACTGGCTGGGGTATGTGGAATGGCACTTATGAGACTACTTATGCAGATACACCATTTATTAAAATACCTAAGCCTGAAGAGGGATATTCAGAAGCATTTAGCATAAATATTTTTACTAATGATAAGCAAAAGTTTTTATGGTCAAGATTCAGCTTTGGTGAGTATCAGGCATTTAAAAAGATGGCTGTTCAGTTCTACAAGGACATTGAAGCTAATAAAGGCAAAGTACCTGTATTTCAAGTAGGCGGTTATGAGGTTATTGAGTTAAAAGCATTAAACGTCAACATACCTTTATTTGAATTTTTAGGATGGAAGGATAGACCAGCAGAATTTGTTGTTCCTCTATGGGAAGAACCTATGATTGCAGATGGTGAAGTTAGTATGAGTGACAAGGTTGCTGCTGCAACGCAAGCTCAGATAGATAGACAAGAACTAACAGACGATGACATTCCTTTTTAAATGCAGGATCACGATTGGCAAAAAATAGCACCAGATGTTGCAAGGCAAATACTAGGTGAGCCTATAGTCCAAAAGTCAGACGAATGGCGTTGGGGTTCAAAAGGTTCGTTAGTATTTAATCTTGAAACAGGACAATTCTATGACTTTGAAGAAGGCGTAGGAGGCGGTGTTAAGTGGCTAGTCGAGCATCATGGAAAAAACTTATCAGACATACTAAAACAGTTTGGTTATGACCTTACATTACAAACACCTAAAAGCTCCACTGTAAATGGTAATACCCCTATTACCAGTAATGTGAGGTCATTCTCTAGGGAGCAAATGGTTGATCTATATAGACAATCAGAAATAAAAGTTAAATATGCTAATAATTTTATGGTTTTGCGTAATGCAAATTTACCAATGAAATATGCACCATTTAGCTTAAATCCTAATGGCACTTGGTCTATGAAAAGACCAGAAGGTTTATTACCACTGTATATAACTAATAATTATCCAGATAAGCCTGTAATTGTAAATGAAGGTGAAAAAGCAATGAGGGGAGCTGAACGTATTTATGATTATGACGTTTGTTGTTGGCATGGTGGAGCTACAGGATGGAACAAAACAGATTGGTCGGCTATATATGGTAGAGATGTTTATATCTGGGCAGATAACGATGAAGCTGGTATCAAATGTGCTTATGAGATTGCAGGCGAGCTAAAGAAGAATGGATGTAAAGTTAAAGTCATACAACCACCAGAAACATTTAAGGATAAAGATGACCTTTGGGATGCTGCTGAACGTGGTGATTTTAGAGATTCAAAAGAGTTAGAAGATTATATTGTTAGCGTTAAAGTTGAAAGACCTAAAGGTGCTTTATATGTACAAACAGCAGATGAAATAATGGAAAGCATGACCAAGCCTGATTGGTTAGTAGAAAAATGCATAGAAAGAGCTACAGTAACAAGCCTGTTTGGTGCACCTAAGAGCGGTAAATCATTCATAGCAATTGCTATGGCTTGTTCTATTGCAACTGGTAAAGATTTTTATGGATTTGATACTAAAAAATCTGCTGTACTCTATTTAGCTGGAGAAGGTCATACTGCAGTTGCTAGACGTATTAAGAGCTATGAGCAGTTTTATAGTAGAAGTTTAGAAAAAGCACCATTATTAATATCTAACAGAGGTTCAAGAATAGGTGATGATGTTGAATTTGCCATGTTGCAGGAGGTTTGCAGAGATATAGAAAGAGAACATGGAAAACTAGGAATGATTATTGTGGACACTTTAGCCAGAAATTACGGGCTTAATGAAAATAGTACGGAAGATATGAATAAATTTATTCAAAGAATTGATGAATTAAAAGAAGAGTTTCAAGCATCTATGGTAATTGTTCATCATACAGGTCATAGCTCTGGCGGTAGAGCAAGAGGAAGCTCTGTATTGCCAGCAGCTATAGATTATGAATTTAGGGTTGAAAGAGATAAGAACAGCGATGAGAAGGCTATGCTTGTTACTTTAAAACAAACATTAGTAAAGGATGGAACGCCAATAGATGACCTTTATTTCCAATTTAAAGAATTAACTTTACTTGGTTATGATGGTACTACTTCAGGCGTATTGGCTTTAACAGATGAATCGCCAAGAAAAATAGGACTTACAAGGGCAAGAGAGCAAACTATTGATGCAATAGCTAAAATTCAAAAAGAAAAATTGCCAAATGACCCATCAAGTTATTGGGTCAAACATACAATTATAGAAAATGAAATGGAATTAAATCCCAGCACATTAAAATCAAGATTAAAAGATTTAAAAGATAATGAGTTGGTGTATTACAAAGAAGGATACGGATATCAGGCTAAATCTTTTGATAATGAGGTATTTTAGTATGGTTTGGTTTTGGTTTGCTTTTGGTTTGGTTTTGGTCGGGTTTTTTAGCAAAATCAACAAAAAGTTGGTTGGTTTGGTTTGTATTTCTAATACAACCAACCCAAACCACTATGAGATTCAAGAATTATGACCAAACCAGTTAAAACATATTTACAAGAAACATTAACAAAACAATTGAAAGATTTTAGAGATTATGAATCTTGTATAGAAAATGAATGGGGTGGAAAAAAGAGATTGTTCAAATGTGTCGATGTTAAATTAGAAATTAAATTTTGCAGAGCACAAATGCTATTTGATGAATCTTTAATTGAATCACCTGTAAAGAAAAAAATTGAGATGATTGAAATGATGTACCGAGCATATAACGCATTAATTAATAAAGCTGAAGAAAATGGTTACAGCAAACTAGAAAATGATTACAGATGTTACAAATATAAAAACAATAAAATTGCTATTGTTTGTGACTATGATTTACAACTATCAAACCTAAAATCTATATATGGAAAAGATAAAGATGTAGTGCTTTTTAGTGTAGAAGAGCTATTTAGGTTAATGCACCCAGATTATCTAGAAGCTAAAGAAACATTTAAGAAAAAGAATTTAGACATTCAGTTTAAGCGAGTGAGTTTTACATGAATAGAAAAAATCTAACAAAAAATAAAAAAAACTGCATTGAGTGTAATGTGCTATTTCAACCTAACAGCAACGCACAAATAATTTGCAGTAAAACTTGCAAAAACTTGCGAGCAAAAAGAATATATAAACCATCATCTTACAATTTAACATGTGCCGAATGTAATAAAAAATTTACTAGCACTTATAAAAAAACAAAATTTTGCTCGCATGAGTGTGTTGTTGTAAATAAAAAACCAAAACCAAATGTTTATTGTTCTAATTGTGGCAAGCATTTTCATTTAAAACCATTTCAAGAAAAAAGAGTACAAAGTCCTGCTTGTAGTAAAAAGTGTAGCCAAGAAATAAAAAAAACTAAGGGGTGGGAAGATTATTTATTGTTAAACGATATGTGTGTCGTTTGTGGCGGTATAAAATCTTTAAAGTATGGTTACTCTATGGCAAAAAGAAATAAAACCTGTTCATATAATTGCAAATATATTTATAAAACAACAAAACCTGAGAATTATAAAAACGTATTTTTTAAATTTAAAGATGAAGAATATAAAGAATTTCATAGATATGTGCATAAAAAAATTCGTTCTTTAAGAAAAAGAGCAAAAGATAAAAAATTAGATTTTAATATAGACACGGAATATTTAATTGCTATATATCCACCAGATAAAATATGTCCTGTATTAAATATTCCTTTATTAAGAAATAGTACAAGTGCAATTAATAAAGAATTTGCACCATCAATAGACAGAATAGATAACAATAAAGGGTATACAAAAGATAATGTTTGCTGGATGTCATATAGAGCAAATAAATTTAAAAACGAAATGACATTTATGGAAATTAAAAGATTATATGAGTTTATGTCAGACTGCCAAGTTGAAAAAAAATTTCCAGAAATGTTTGGCGTGATGCACATAGGAAAACCATTTAATGAATTTTTATAACTATCAAACCCATAACATGTCAGCATGAGCAAGTGGCATGGCGGTAAAGGTAGTTCAGTAAAACCATACGATAAAGATAAGTTTAATGAGAATTTTGACAAAATATTTGGAAAAAAGAAAAAGGAGGAAGAAGATGCCGATGAAGCTGAAGGCAAGCCAAAAGATAAGGGATAGAGCTACAGGCAAGACAACTACTGAGCATTACTATCTTAAGAGTATGACGCTACAAGAACTTAACGATTACATTGAATCATCAAGTGCTAAGAAGAAAGTCATACAAAAATGTAAGAACGAAATAACTAAAAGGAGAAACAAAAATGGAAAATTTAGATAAATTAATAGAAGAAAAGGCTAAAGAATATGGCAAGCCAATAGATTACTTTTCTTCACTAGCTCAAATATGGGGTGCTATGTTATGTACTACATTATCTACTAATCAGGTAGTAGCTATGTATGTTGCAGCTAAGTCTTTACGTGGTTTTAATAATCCAGATCATTACGACAGTTTTTTAGACATAGCAGGCTATGGAAAAATTGGTTGTGATTTGATTGAGACTATTGAATCAAATGATTACAATTTATAAATATCAAACATGAAAATAAATAAAGATAAATTAAAAGAACAAATAAAGCAGGGTAAATCTAGTCACGATATAGCTATGTCTTATGATGTTCACCCATCAACAGTAAGACGTAAAGCAAAAGAGTTAGGTTTAAAGTTTGTAAACATATCATGGTGGCGTAACAAATGACTATTACAGTAGAAATAAAATCTAATCAAAAAGAATTAAAAAAGAAATTAGGAATGTTTGGTAAGAAGCATTTACCTCAAGCTACAGCTAACGCTATAAACAATATTGGAGTTAAAGTAGTAAATGCTGAGAGAACACAAATACAAAAGAAATTAGATAGACCAACACCCTTTACTATTAAGTCAGTTGATATGCCACCTAAGTTTAGGGCAAAACCTAATGACTTATCTGCTTTAATATTTATTAAAAGTATTGCTCAAGATTATCTTAAATATGTATATCAAGGTGGTATAGAAAGACCAAA